TTAATTCCAATCACAGCACACCCTTTCGATTTTATTTTTAATGTTCCTTATTCTCCTTTCAAGAGTTCTTTGCGATACGCATAATCGTGCAACTATCTCTTTTTGTGTAAAATTCCGAGAAAGAAGTTTGAATATTCTCTCTTCTTCCTCGGTAAAATTGGCATTTTCGATTATTTTATCAAGTTCCGGCTTAGTAAGTTTCGAAAACTTCATAAGCCATACTCCTTAATATTTAATTTTTATTTTTGTCTCTTCTTCTAACTGTTCAATAAGTTCTTTCGGATCTATAAGCCCTGCGTTGAAATCTTCGTTGAATTTATCAATCTCATCAATAAGCCGTTCTAGCCGCTTATTTCCAAATCCGAATTTATCATGTAGGACCCATAATAGAATCGTTAAGGCATTGCCAAACATTTCTTTATTTTCTTTATTCTTCTGCCTGTTTAATTGAACTCTCATCATTTGTTCCTGAAATCTTCGTTGTTCCGACTTGCTCATTTAACATAGCCTCTCTTTTCTTTTTTCTCCCGATATCTTTTACAGTATATGGCATTTTTACCGGTTTCAATCCTTTTAGCTTCTCTTCTTTTCTGAGCAGCTTTTCCTTTCCCTGATTGCTTATACCTTTTCTGTGCAGCTTTGCCTTTTTCAGTCTGAAAATATTTCTTTTGGCTGATTTTATGCTCTTCTGACTGATTATATCGTCTACGTCTGGCTTTGCCTTTTTCGCTCTGTTCATACATTCTGTCATATATAACCTTTGCTCTTTGCTTAGGTTCTAATTGCTCTAATTTATTTCTAAAGGCAATTTCTTTATCTAGTTTATTTTGCTGAACTATATCCGGCTGTTCAAGCGTATTGTATAAACAATCATCTAAAGTACAGTTAAGGCAATCGGGATAAATACAATTTTTGGGTTTCATAATTTACCTCATGGCGTTTATTCTTTCTTGAATATCTTGAGGTGCTTCAATATACTCTTCTGCGTTTGTATTTTGACCGATAAGGGTATTTTCTTTAATTTGTAATGTATTTATATCTCTTTGGAATTTTTGCTCGATTTGAGCCTTATACGAATTTGCATTCGTCTTTTCGATAAGTGATTTGATATTGTCCGGCATACGATTTATTTCATTCGCACGCTTAACAACTGTTTCGTAAGTTCTTAGAAAATTTGATTGTATTACTGTTTCAATCGTCTGATAGTCTGACGTTGCCCAGTTTTTAAGGTTGTCTGGCATACCAACCGCCCGTCTGACAAGTGGTGGTAGCTTGTTAAACTCTTCGACCGCTCCATATGTACCATTCCGTAACGCCTTACTGACCAACCCCCAAGCTGCCATTCCGTCAAGTTCCTGCGGTTGTGATATAGTCTGTATCTTACCTATCAACTGTCCTATACTTGGAGCAAATCCGCTTATATCAGAGTTGATGTATGCTTTAAGTGCAACTGACACTTGTTCATAACTGTAATTATTCAGCATCATATTCCACACATCTACTGTTTCTGATAGATTGTTAGGTTTGTAGTTAGGGTAGCAATCACACATAATGCGAATAACTTTAACTGTTTCTTCTCTTGTCAAGCGTTACCACCTGCCTTTAACTTTAGCTGCCTTGCCATCTCGTCAATCTCTTCCTCTTCTAAAACAGTAAAAGCACGCAACTTCTTTATGGCTTTTACAGTATCGTCAATAGCTTCATTTCTCACATCGTTAGTTGTTGTAAAGTTACAATCCCATTGACTGCAACTGCCACTTGAATGATATACGCAATTTTTACAATCTCTGTCCATACATTTGCCTCCTTTACACATTATCCCAGTCAATAGCACCCTTATTGAAATTCTGATTGCCTTGCTTATTAGAGTTATCTTCTTTCAGCTCAAACAGTCCTTGCCAACAATGGTCTACTGATTGATTAAGAATTTTAACAGCTAAGTCATTATCTCCGCCCGATAGCTTTTCAAGAGTATTCATAGCCCTATGCAATGCCTTGTCGGTGCATATAGGTTTTTTAATTTTCTTACGCATTGTCACATATTCGTTAAATGCTTCATCAAGTAATTCATCATTTGGGTAATAACTTTTCTTTTTAGATATTACGTTAGTAATATCTTTTTCTGTATTCTTATCTTCTTTAATTTCTTCTGTTCTTTCATTCTTACTTTCTTTTAATATAGAGTTTGTTAATAGAATGTTATCTGTTTGTTGATTGTTTGTTAAGTTGCTTGTTATTTGTTTGTTATCTTGCTTGTTATCTGTTTGATACAAATTGTAGTTAACCACAGTAAATATCGTGAATTTGTTTGTTGCTTTGCTTGTTATTTCGCCTGTTAACTGTAAGTGTTTTAGTGAGGTACGAATTTCCATTACAGATAAATTAGTTTCTTTTGATAATTCAGATATTGAAGAGGGGAAAGACCCTCTTTCAATTATCTTGCCTTTATAATTTCCGTCTTTCCAATAGGCACTTATCAACATATACATAAAAAGTCTGAATGTATTAATATCACTCCACCATTCCCACTTTAAAATCTTTCTGTCAATTTTAATAAAATTGCCTGCCATAATTACCTCTTCAAGTTCCGTCACGCTGTTACTTCACTAAATCGTTGATATTAACTCTGAATCCGTCAAATTCCTTGCCTTTGCTTCTAACATAGGCAGACGTATCAAAGAACATCAAATTGCCACTATTGTCAGTTGCTATACTTACACCATTTCTTGTAAGACTACCTTTGAGTAGGTCAAGTAAAATCTGTATTTCCTGCTTTGTTTCGTCTTTCATACTGTATCTCCTATAAAATCACTTATATTCATTTGACTGTCCTTTTCAAATACAAGCATTTCATTCTTTGCACGTTCGTAAAAGTTTCTGTCAATCTCGAATCCGTATGCACTTCTGCCAAGTTCTGCGGCGGCTCTTAGCGTGCTACCGCTACCGCAACAAGGGTCAATAACAACGTCTCCCTCATCTGTAAAAATCTCAATCAGCTTTTTAAGGACTGCTACAGGCTTTTGCGCCGGATGAATTTTCGGTATATCTTTTCCGTCTTTCTCCCAATTAAACCAATTGAAAATCATATGTCCTGTACCTCTGATATTCTTTCCGTTTTCATCAATCTGCAATCCATTTCTGAATTTCGGTAACTTATTTCGGTACAGTACAAGTGCATATTCCGTAGCACCAACGATACGCATATTCGCTTTAAGTACCTGTGGGCTGTAATTCTTGCAGAATACAAGAGGTATGTAATTAACGAATCCATGTTTCCTCGCCGCCGCAATCAATGTTGGCAACTGCTCAAATGCGCAAAACACAATCATACAAGGGCTATTACTGCTTCTGCCCCTTGCGATAGGCTTTGTGTCCTCTTTTTTCAACATCTTTGAACAAAAATAGAAGTATTCATACAGATTGAAATTAAAATCTGAATTGAAAGCCGCCTTTTTCGCAAGCTTGCTCTCTCCGTTTTTGTTATCTCCACCGTTGTACCACATTGGGTTACTTCCATAGAAGTTAGTTCCTACATTATAAGGAACATCAGCAATAATAAGCTGTGCTGGCGGTATTGCGTATTTCTTGTAATTCTGCATAGAATCACGATATATCTCACATTTAATCTTCTTTTTATACATTTTAAATCTGCCAAAAGGAAACCTCGGTTTTATGTGCGCACAACCTATTCCTTTCTTTGATTTTTAGTTAGTTGTCTTCTTTTCTCTTAAAATCTTCACAAGACACTGTTTTACTGCAAGCGTAAAAATCTGCCCCAAACGGATTTCTTGTTCTCAAATAGCCAAACTCACAAATGCTACAAAAGTGACTTCCTTCATTGCTTTTGCAATCATTAGGCTGTTCTTTTGTTATTTCATCAACTTTCATCTGTAGTCTTTCATTTTCATTGGAAAGAGTTTCTATTCGGCCCATAAGCCAAGAATAATCTTTACTGCTCAAAATTCTCATTCTGAATCACCCGCTTTCTTATTATCAACAATCTTGATTTTCCTGCCACAAGCATTGCAGTAAATGTCAATACCTGTCGCACAGCTAATCCTCATTTTCCCACACCCTGTAATAAAAAACGGAAACCCCATGAGTGTATGATTAACATGCCATTCGCACTGCTTGTTTTCTTCACTATCTGCAATTTCAATGGCAAAATCAAGTATCTGGTCGTATTCTGCATAGTTGTTTTCTTTGTATGTTTTCTGTAAATCTCTTAATTTGTCTGCAATTACACCCATTACTATTCACCGGCTTTCAATAAATCCATAAATTTCTCATATTGCTTCTGCGATACCTTGTTATGCTCTTTTTCGGGCTTTAAGCGGATTATAAGGTGCTTTTCAGCGATAGAGGATAATTCCCTCGCTAATACCTTTTTACCTTGCTGTATGCCCTGCATATAGCCTTTAGGTGCTTTTCTCTCACCTATTGAACCACTAGCACGATTTTCACCTTGACCGCCTAAACTGACATTTCTAAGCTGATAGCCTTTATCAGCATATAGCTTGATGTAATACTTCTCTTTCTCGTCAAGCTGAATTTCGGGAAAATTTAGAAATTCAACTCGCCAGCCATAAGGATTTTTCTCTTTGTCATACAGTTTGTGTTTGCGTAAACTAAGGTCTATATGCTGTTCGTAGCCTACAAGGTGGCTTGCCAATCTGCTAAGTGTATGTACCGCCTGTCCGATATACGCATACTTAAATCCGTTTTCATCTTCTCGGAGTAGAAAATATATTCCACTTTTATCATTCAGTTTTGGATTCAGCTTCAACAGTCGCTTTTTGTTTTCCTGTTCTATTGCCTTGGCTCTTGCTATGTTCTTATAGTTCAAGGTTACCACCTGCCTTTATTATTTCAATTGCATCTTCTATATTTGGTTTCTTAGGTATCTGCTTTTCAAGTGCCTGTATCGCCATTTCGTTAGCTTTGTAATCATCTTCTGTAAACTTACAATCGTTGCTCTTGTCCTCAATCTGCATAAACAATCGCATATTTTTCAGCTTTTCTATTGCTTCACTCTCTGTCATACTCACACCTCTTTAATTAAATGGCAATCCCTCATCAGATACATTGTCTGGAATTGACATAAAGCCGTCTGAACTAGTATTACTGCCCATAATTCCATTGCTATTATTGCTCTGCTGATTAGCACGACTTTCGCAAAATTCGTGTCTTTCAACAACACAATCATTGGTGTAGACTTTCTGTCCGTCTTTATTGGTATAGTTTCCTGTCTGCCATCTACCCTCAACGATAATCTTAGTTCCCTGATGAAGATACTTCTCTGCGAACTCTCCATTCTTGCCAAATGCGATACAGTTAATAAAGTCTGCTGCCTGTTCGCCATCTTTCTTAAAAACTCTGTCAACAGCTAATGTGTACCTTGCTACCACCATACTTCCATTTGCTGTCTGCGAATATCTAACCTCTGGGTCTCTTGTTAATCTTCCGCATAAAATTACTCGATTCATTGTTATTCCTCACTTTCTAATAATTCTTTATTGTCAAAAATGTTGCCGATAACTTCTTTTTCTTCTTCCCACCATTCATAATCAGTGCTTTCACTATTTGCGTCTACAAAACAACAAGTATCTTCCCTGTAAATTACTTTTCCAATATATACGCCGTTTTCGCCATAGGAATTGTATAAACACTTAACAATATCATTCTCCCAAATCAGCTTGCCGTTCTTATCTTTCAAGCCGGTGCATTGGCAGACAGTGTCTCTATCTACCTTATACCAATTTTCAAAGTCAAGGTCTCCGGCTGAATTACCTGTAGACATATTACTATTATTTTTAGGAATTATAATAGCTTTATATGCTTCATAAACATCTTCTGAAAGAACAAGGTTTCCCTGTACCCATTCACCGTTATCAAGCCTCTTTGCTTTAAATAGATATCTATCTTCCATATTTTCTCCTTTCAATATTCATTTGATTATGGACATATTTTTCTTTATTCTTTCCCTTTCGCGCTTCTCTTTTGCTTCTGGGAAAATAAAATCCATAGCGTCATTCCAACCTTTTGTGTAATTATGCTCGATGATGTAATCTTCATAATTTTTCATTGTTGGCGTGCTTCTGTATAATGGAATTTCAACCATATTCTCTCCTATTCCGCTTCTGATTGAAGCCATTCAAGTATTGTTGGTGCTTTTGCTCGGCAATCTTTGCAAGAAATTTCATTTCGCCCGCAACCTTTATCTGCATATCCTATAAAATCTACAAAGCAAGTGTATTCCATTTTCTGCATAAACTCCGCTAGTTCTTCATCTGACATATTCCTTATCCTGTCGGAATTGGTGCGTCTGCTATCACATCTGCAACAAGGCTCATTCTCTCTTGAATTACCGTTGTGCTGGCAGTTACAAGTGTGTGCCTTTTCTTTTGTGGCTAAGTCAAGATAATATTTCAAATCTTTTATCAAACTGATAGTTCCATAGAGTTGTTTTTCCTCAAGCATTTCAACAACTTCCGATATTCTTCTATCAAAGTCACGCTCGCTTACGCTTTTAAGAAATTCATCCATTTTCTCCACCTCTCAATTCTTTCAGTTTTGCTCCGGCTTCTGTGAGGAATACTGTTTTACCAATGTTAGACAACGAAATCGTAAAATTTTTCTCACACTCTATGTAATTGCTATCCGGTCCGGTCTCCTCGTCTATCCATTCATATAACCATTTTTCTCTAACTGCAATCTTCATCCAATTCCTTTTTGCAAAGCGGAATGAAACAACTCGTGCTGGAAAATATAATGGAATCTTATTATCAATATCCTCATAACACTCCATATCTTCTATTGGGAGTATTGTGTTATCTACATAAACTGTATCTCCCACCTTGCAAGGCAACTTGATAAGTCTGCCCTGTTCCTCTAAGTCCTCATAGCGTTTTAACTTCTCTATTGCCTTTTTATACCATTTACAAGGTATTATTTTCATACAACTATCATTGCAATCATTTTCAGAGTGCTTACAAATTACTATTTCTTCTCCATGCGAAAGTTTGCACTTATTTTTCTTTGTTAATCTCTCCATTACTGCTCCTTTCTGCCTTTAATCATCTAATCAACCTCCAAGGTTAGGCATTACGCATTCCCATACATAATCATCATATTCAGTTTCTTTATCCTCTTTTAAGTTACCGTTTTCGATAAGGATATATCTGCTAAATTCCATACCTCTTTCAAATGCTTCTATTTTTATATCAACATTGTATGCTTTGGATAATTCAATGTATGGTTCGGTTTCTACATTCCAAGCTGCTCTAAACTCCACAGCAATACAGGCATTTCCATCTTTTCTTTTCCGAACATTTATGTCGTTTGGCTCGACAAAGTTTCTGCGAGTATCTTTTATATATGCAGTCTTTTTAACATATATAGTTCCATCTTCTCTGTCTATCTCAATAGCTTCTTCGTCAAGTTCCTCTCGCATATCAAATTTTGGCTCTTTAATGATAACCGTTTTCCAAACTTGAAGATTGTCAGCTAGAAGATTAAATACATCTTCCTGCTTTCCTCTGATTTTTAACATTCCCTCACACCAGTTCGGCATATCAATTCTCCTTTCTAAAAAGGGCACTCGCTAGGATTTTTCAAATCCCAACTTTTCCCTGCTTCTGCAACATCCACATTTGCCCCACAAGCAACTTTCTTCATTTTCTCAACGAAACTATCTCTATCGGCATTTTCGCTCGATAAATGGCACATTATGACATTCTGCAAGCTGTCTGAATAATTTGCTTTAACAAAATCACAAGCTGTGTCAATGGATAAGTGACCTCTGAAAACGTGATTAGCTTTGCCTGTGTTATCCCTGTCGATTAAATCCTTGTCATAATTCACACCCAAGAGAATGTGGTTTATATCTCTAAACTTCCACTTGACAACCTCACAATCGGTTATATAAAGCATTCTTCCCATTTCCTTGTGAGTTATCAAAAAGCCAAATATCGGACAAGGCTCGCCGCTTGCGTCTGTATGTGTCCAGCTTCCATCTATTGTTGTTAGGTCAAATGCCTTAACTTTAAAACCGCTAAATGGTATCGTGTGATAACGATGTATGCCCTCGTGTTGTGCGTATTGTATATATGGTGCATGAATTGGTATTCCCATTGATTTAAAATCGTTTAACGACTTGCTATGGTCTAGAGGTGGGTGTGACTTATAATCACACCCGTAATCCCCCTTATATGCCAATCTAAGCCTTTTTTAATCTCCTTAATTGGGATTCCACAATCAAGGATAAGTGTTTCTCCGCTGTCGGAAGTTAGCAGATAGCAATTTCCGGCTGATGATGAGCCTAAGCATTTCAATCTCATACTCACACCTCGATTTCATCATCCTGTGGGAACTGAAAGTACTCTGTTGTAGCTTTCCGAAATTGTTCCTCGCTCAAAATACTCTGCACTTCTTCAAAACGCTTTGAACCGGCTATGCAATGATAAAACACATTATTTTCATATACTTTTCTAAGCATTTCCATAGCCTTAATTGCCTTTTCTTCGGTGGAATAAGTTGCTATAAGGCTATTCATAAACACTTCCGGTGGCTCTGCGACATTTTTAACTGCAACAATTCCATAATTCCCACCACTACTATTTAATATTGAAAAAACAAAGTTTTCATAAGGAACATCTGTTTTTCCTGTCTGTGAAATTACTCTCATATCAGCTCTCCTCGCTCTGCATGAATGGCGGCAGCTCCTCTGACTGCTTGTCGGCTGTGTCGGTCGGCTCTACATCAATTATGTTGTCCTCATCAAAATCTACACTATTTGCGTTTTCTTTGATTTCATCAGCAACAACCTTTTCTGTATCAAGTTTTACATCTGATACATTTTGAAATTCCTCTTGTGCATATAAACCTTGAAATCTATCTGGAAACGCTTCTCTTAAAGCCTGTACAACAGCTACTTTTCTAATCATTGTGGCTGGCTTTTTCGCCCATTGGCTATTAAGCGAACCATCTTTTTTTCTTCCTGCATACTCATCAAAGCCTACTGACTGATACTCGTCCTCTTTTCCGTCAATAAAAATTTTTGCCCAGCCACCTACGATAGTTTCGTTAGGTAAAACCATTGTTCCCTCTCGCTCTTCAACAGCTCCGTCCTTTTTAATTACAACAATTCCTGCTTTCTTTCCCTTATATCGTGGGTCTGCATTGGCTCTCTTTGTAAAAACATCTTTTCCAGTAACTATTGTGGCTGGGTCGTTGCTTCCATACTTAATAAGGTATGCTTCTCTCAAAAACGGATTTAAGTGCTGGTATCTGCATAATGACATAAACATCATTACTTCTCCGTCAGATACATTACCGCCGCCATTTACAAGGTATCTTCTTATCATTGTTGGAGAAATTTTTACCATTTCTCCATTTGATTCATATTCAACTAACTGTGCATTCTCTGCCATAATTATTCCTCGCTTTCTACTTCTTTAAATTCGCCATCTACTAATTTGTAGAATGTATCTTCTTTGATATACTTTCCGTCTACATATTCAGTTTTTACACACTTAGGTTTCTATATGCAATTTCCTTTTTCATCTGTACTGTCAGTTTTTACCCATTCAGCTAATGTTATCCAACTGCCGATTTTTGCTCTTGCTATCGAATTATAACCTGCTGCCATAACAACTGAATCTTTACCCTCGGATGTTATCTTTGCGGAATATCCACTTGAACCTATCTTTGCGAAATCTCCACTTGAACCTATCTTTGCGGAATATCCACTTGAACCTATCTTTGCGGAATCTCCACTACTATCAGTTTCGTTATCTTTACCAGACTCAACTCTTACTTTTTCAATAGTAAAATCTACACAAGCCTTAATAAACCCTTTAAGCCCAAGTTTCACACCAATATGAAGCTTATTTGTGGCTGCTTTATTCTTTTCTTTATAAATATCTCCAATAGCTTCAACATCTGCAAAATCTGAAATGTCTCCATTTTCATCAACAAGCGGATAATAATTCAGCACATCAAATGGGTTTTCACAGAAATGCATTACGCCTGCTTCGCATATTTCATTTCCGTTTTCTTCATAAGTAGTATTCTCTTCGTACTACTTACCTCTGCATATCATTCCTTTATTAAATGCTTTATATCCTTTTACGCCCATCATCATTCCTCACTTTCTTCAAATTCTTTCAACTGTTCTGCTAACTTCTTACACTCTTCTGCTACATATTCTTCTGTACGGATAACATCATCAATCGGATATTTACTTTCAACCATTTTCCGTAGTTGAAGCTCTTTTCTATGGTTCGGAAACTTCTGCATCGCATAATCCAAATCCGACTTATCTCCTGCATGTCCACAATCAAACCCGAACCACCATAAATCACTCTCGATTGGATAACTTGAATGTTCTCCACCACCTGCATATGTAATGCCACCGTGACACTGAAAATATGCTTCAATGCGGATTCTTTCATCTTCATCCAGCCAAGCACCAAGCAAAGGAAGAATCCCACTTACTTCTCTGTCTCCGACATCAGCTTTCTTGATTTCAAGGTAATCACTGTAATCCTTTCTGTATAATGGATGATTCTTTGGAATGCCGACATAACCGCATCTGTACCCGAAACTTCCAAATATGACAACGCATTTGTATCCTGCGTGTTCAAATTCACACTCTACAACATATCTATCATTCATAGTGCTTATCCCTCCGCAATCTCTAATTTCTCACTATCATTAACAATTAGCATAATCAACTGACTATCTACCATTTCGGCAATCCTTTTCTGATTTGCTTTATCTAAGTTTTCCGTGTCATCAAGAATGACTGGCACCGATATGTTGCTAATCTTCTGAATAGAATTGCAAATATCAACTCTGCCTAAAATCCTGTTACCCTTGTTAGACATAGTTGTTAAAATGCTTTTTCCGTCAACTGTAGGTATGCAACAACTCTTGTAATTGCCATTTTTAGCATACTCAAACAGCTGCCACTTAACCAACTCAAAATGACTGTTTACCGCCTCTGTCAAGGCTTCGTTCTTTACCTTGTCTAATTCATCAAGTAAATCAAGGATTTTCTCGGCATTAGTCTTATTCTGTTCAGAATCAATCCTTGTCTGCTTTAATTCTTCAAGTCGCTGTTCGTCCGCTGCCGTATCAGCCTTTGCAATCTGGCTTTCACATTCTGCTAACTGCTGCCTTAAAGCTGTTTCCTGTGCCTTTAATTCTGCCTTAACTGCTGAAATATCATTAGCCTTGTGCATAGCTTCTTCTTTTTCAGCAATCTGCTGTTCAAGTGCCTTATATTCTTCGGTGGCTGACACATCAATTTCCTGCGGAAGTTCTGATAACTGCTTTTCAAGGTCTGCTAAATCCACTAAATGTTTTTCTAACTTCTGCTTTCTGTCGGTCAGTTCCTGTTCAGCTCCAACTAACAATCCTTTGGCTTCATCAAGCATTTTCTTAGCTGTGTTGCCTTTATCAGTAATTCTGTTAAGTTCTGCTTCTTTGTGTGCCTTGAAATCTGCCCTTAATTCCTCTTTTTTATCCTCCGGGTATCCCTGTTTGCAATAAGGGCAAATAAGGTTATTCTCGTCAAATACACGCTCTTTTCCGGCTTTCCATTCGGTTCTGCTATCATCAAGTGTTTTCTGATATTCAGCTATTTTATCTTTATCAAGACTAACAATAATTTCTGCACTACTTACTGACTGCTTACTATCTATAATCACATAATTAAGGTTGCTAATCTGTGATTCAAGATTTCTTCTTGCCTTAACATTGTCCTCATTAGCCTTGCGTGACATATCGTTAAGTTCAAACTTCAAATTGAGAATATCCGAACTACCCTTGTCATATTCAGCCATCAGCTTTTCATTGTCTGTCTGCTTTGCCACGCAATCAGCAATCTGTACTTTAAGGCTGTTCTTCTGCAATTCAAGGTCAGATACTTCAACAGCCTGTTTAAGCTGTATATCTCTTTCCTTTTCCTTAATCTGTCCGTCAAGAATAGGCAAGTCCTTTGTGATTTTGGTCTTGGTAGCCTTATTCATAGCGGATAATTCTTCAACTGTATACTTATTAAGCAAAGGAACTAACTCGGCTAATTCGACTTTCTGTGAAGCTATATCAAGGTCTGTAACATCTCCTGCTAAACCAAATAAGTATTCTCTCATTTCAGCCGGTTTCTGATTAAGAAAAGCATTTACATTGCTGCACATCTTAAATACATTCATATCAACATCAAGATATGTATTGAAATCCTTAAGATTCTTTCTCACATCATTAATGTAATATGAGTTATCATCTTTATAACCTGTCTTATCCTTGTTATATGTACGGACCTGTACTTTCTTCATAGTGATTTCTTTTCCGTCAACATCAAGTGTAAGTTCAACACTTGTGTCCATATCATCAACTGATACTCTGTCAATCTCTCTTCTGACAACCGGATTATCCTTTAACTCATAATCACAGTTAAACAAGCACCACAAGTAAGCTGTGGCAATAGTCGACTTGCCCTTGCCATTCTTAGCCATAATCTTTGTAATGGCATAAAAATCAAATTCTGCGTGTGCGTAGCACATAAAGTTTTCAAGAACTACTTTTTTTAAAACTGCTCTTTCCATAAACATATCCTTTCCTTATTATATATTCATAACAAATACGCCATCTTCAACTTGGAAGTTATCAATTTCCCTATCCGCATAGGCTGAATACTTAGCTTCCTCAAACGAACCATTAAATACTGTTCCGTATTGCGGTGTCCATATCTGGCATACCACATCTTCATCAATAGCCATACTTGCTAAATCTCTAACTGTAATATCACTATGCATTGGCTTCACCCTCCTCTGCGTAATCAATTCTGCTTACTGATACTTCATAAGCAACCCTTGTTTCAATCTCATTGTCACTTATCTTCTTAGCATACTCTCTGCTCTGGAATCTTCCCTGGATCTGAATGTGTTCTCCAACTTCAAGCCCACCTGCAAATCTCGCATTTCTTCCCCATGCTATACATGGTATGTAATCTGATTTGCCATATGGTCTGTTTACTGCTACTAAGATATCCGCAATCTCTCTGCCCTTTGGAGTACATCTGTATATAGGTGGTTTGCAGATATGCGCGTCAAGCATAACTGTATTAATATTTTCCTCAAATGGTAGTTCGGTTGCGTCCTGTGTTAGTATTTCAAGCTCTCTTGCGAATACAGATAAAATCAGCTTGCTCTTCACATGATCAACATGCCGGTTGAAGCTCCTTATCTGCCCTAAAACTGTGACAACCTGTCCCGCCTTAATTTCTGTGATATCAGTAAGTCTTTCCGATATAATTACCGGTAATATATCTTTGTTACCACTTGTTCTTGAACACTTGAGCATGAACACATAAAACCCCTCGCCAAGTACTTCATGCGAGTACTCTGGCTCTTTCTCAACTACTCCTGCTAATGTGATATTGTTGTTATTAATTGCATTTTCCATTTTTCCTCTCCTTACTTTAATATGTAACTTCCTATTGGTACTTTATCCATTCTTTCAATCAAATGGATTTTGCAGCTGAAAGTATAGAATTTTCTAAAATCCTTTTCTCTTATGGCTCTCTGCCTGTTTCTATTCAACTTAATGATTCTTTTTATACTACTCATTGGCACTCTCCTTACATCTGTAATACATCGTTGTAATGAATCCTTTTGTTGTCAGGCAATCGTAATTCTTCCATACCTCAAGGCTATGATTTGCTGTCTTAATAGCATTTCTCACCGCACTTCCGATAGAATCCTTGCTTTTGCTGTATTTTTCGGCAACTTTCTTAACTGCGTCACCTATTGCTAATGCAGAATCAAGATTGCTCATAATATCAACAATGTATACATAACCTTTTCTGTTGGAAAGAATACCTAAGTTGAATAATTCTTCTCTTATTCTTTTCTCCATAAACAAACTCCTTATCTGTAGCAAAAGTACATGTTCTGCACTTTCTTATAAACACCGCTACCTTGTTTAAATTCAGCTTGATACAACACATTGCTAGGCATGTCATATCCGCTTATTAATAATTCTTCTGCTATTCTCCAACATCTTTCTGTTGGTTCTTTATAGAATCCGCTGTTTTTAAGTTCTGTGCATTGGTATTGCCCTGACTGATAGATAACTTCTTCAATGCTGTTAGGAAAATACTCACTCTGTACTCGGTTCAAAACAACGGCTCCTGCAAGATATAGCATTTCATCATCGTTGCATGTCGCTCCGCATTCACCCATCAGCAAATGTGCCATGAGCGATAACTCATATTCATCAACACTTATCTCTCCAGTTTCAACCTTATAATCAACATGTGAGTTGTAGCATTCACTTAACACTGCACTCTGCTGATTAATCTTAGCTTGCGGTTGTACTGGTCTTAGAATCAACGCTATAAGGCTGATTCCTGCCAGTGTTGCGGATATGTTAATTATTTTTTCTTTCATATCTTCTCCTACATGTTTGTATCATGCACCACTTCAGCAAGTGCTATTGGTAACAAATAGGTGTCGATGAATTCGTGTACATCAGCTAAGTATTTTCTTTTAATACTCTTGTATGTCGCCACGCACCCGAATTCGCGTTTTAACTGCTTGTATATATCAGAATATACTGAACCGCGAATACCACCGTCTTTGTACGCATTGCTGTCCTTTCCGCCAAGTACTTCAATTCCTTTCTTTCTAACATGTTTCTGCACTTCTTCAATCTCACAGCCGTAAAGCGGAGTTTCTTCTTCAATACTGATTATCTTATCTTCAACCTTATCAACTCTCTCTGTGAGTTCTGTGTTGCCCTGTGCCAATAATCTAATCTGTTCAGATGTTGTCAAAGGCTTACTGTAACTTCCTGTCTTTCTGATTGACGGAAGAACTTCTGATGTAACCCATTCTGTAAATCTTTCCGCACTCTCTTTTCTGCTCTGAAAGATTGTTTTGTAAAGATTAGCCTCGCTTATAAATGTCATTTTCTGCATTCCGCCCTTTGTAAGGGTGTCCGCAGTATGGATACCCTTTTCAGATAACCTCTGCTTAACATTTCCTACATTTGATATTTCCAATGCCTTGCATACATCAGCCAAGCAAAACATAGGTTCATCATCTTTAGTAATGGTTCGGATTTCTCCAAACTCTGAATTGCTAAAAATCTGTAGCTCCATAAACATTCCTTTCTAAATAATGTGTGATATATTTTGACCTTTTAAGGTGCATTTGAGCAATTCTGCTCATTCCTATCTGCTGTAACTTGTAGAACTTTATATTTATTGATACAATAGAAAGGTGATGGTAGACACTTTCCAATTGGTAGGTAATTCACACTTGATACGAACAGGGCGCTATCCCTGTCAAAAAGAACTAATGATGTTTGAATAAAAGTTTGTAACTATTTACCGCTACCATCACTTTTCTATTGCATCAATATCAAAAATTCTAATCTGTTTGTACTTTGTGCTATAATCCTCTTATTCTATTAGGAAAAGAGGTAAAAAATATGGATAGCAAGCAACTTGCTGACCGATACGCTATTGCTAAGTTGTTGGGTTATCAAGACAGTGTTGAACAATTCAAAATTGAGTATCGCAAATACTATGATGAATTTATGTCTACTATTGATAACAAACCAGCTAAGGTAGAAGTTATATCTAATCCTTTTCGTTAAAGCTTTATAGCGTTCAATGCGTTGGTGAGAGAATCGAGGATTTTACATTCACCCTGTATTTTCTCGGTTTTTTCACCATTTTTCACATCATCAGCGATACCCAATGCCATCTGCTCTACGCAATCCTGTAATGTTTTGAACTCGCCATCACTGTTGATTACATATGGTTTTCTCATTCCTACTCCTTTCTGCTTATTATCAAAATAATAAGTCCAGTATCGTAAGTGAAAAATTTAATACCGCAAGAACAACAGTGATTATTAATGTTATCAATGCAGTATCACAAAGTTTTTCGTTGTTGCCTCTTTTTACTTAATCCATTTTTCAACTGGGATTCTTGTTGCTTCTGCAATCTTCTGTATAGTAGTTAATGTTGGTGAAGACATACTATCTCTCCAACGACCACACGTTCCATTACCAATGCTACACATTTTTTCAAATGCTGATATTGGCATTTTTCTTTCGCCGCAATATTCAGCAACCTTATCATAAAAATTTTTATTAATATCCACTTCGTTTTTCTGTGCCGTGAAATTTTCATAAACCTTGTCAATTTTTGCGGCTACTGGACTGTTTTCTAACTCTACAAGTGCTCTTAAAGCTGAAATTTCCAATTCTGCTTTTTCTTTTGCAGATATGTCGCTTTTTCTTGTTTTCTCTAAATCCTCAAGTATGTAATCTTTTAATAAATTAATTTGAATTTCATTCATTGTTATTATTATCTCCTTTTTATGTTATAATTCCTTTACTAAATAAAGAAAGGTGGTGTAAATATGCTTCTAAAATTTCAAATAACTTGCACTTGTTATAGCAGATATACTGTTAACGAAGATATATCTACTAGCAAGATTGTTTGCCCTAACTGCGGTCTTGAATATCCTTACTCTGACAAAGTATTATCTATACTCAAGACTGCTAAGGAAATACCAGAGGGTAACATTACCTCTGATAAAGAATGCTGTATCAGTGTTCTTTCTCTTGGGGAAGAAATGAGTGGTTTTTAATAGATTGTTTCATATACTCTAAAAAACCAATCATTTCCGCAACTGTTAGTTTGCTATCTTTGAGTTCTGATAAAACTTTATTCTCTAATTCAGAGATAGCAGACCTTGAAGAAAAATATTTCTCCATAAATACAGCTCCCTCACAGGTTTTGCATAAGTTGTCTTTAAGACTATTAAGATAACTTTTCTCTACTTCATCAATAAAGCTTGCCATTCTTACTCCTTTCTAAAAGTTAAATATTTTGAACTTCTAAAGCAAAAAAATAATCCTGTATATCATCTTCTGATAAATCTAATAATTTAATTGCTTTTAAAATTTCAATCTGTTTCCAAGGTCGCTTGCCTGTCATTTTAAGTGATAAAGTCCTGTCTGAACATCCAAACGCCTTGGCAAAGTCCGTCTGACTTCCGTACTTTTCAATTATGCGACCTCTTAACTTACTGTAATTAAAAGCCATTCCAATTCTTCTCCTTTCTCCGTTTTTTTGTTCAATATTTTGAACTGATTGTATAATAGCATTATTAAATTAATATGTCAATAAAAAGTTCAATATTTTTTACTTTTTTAGTTTTACATCTTGAACTTTTGTTCAAATAATGGTATATTATCAACAGAAAGGAGGATAACTAAGATGAAAGAGAATACATCAGATAGGCTTAAACAGCTAATGAATGAACGGAAGTTAAAGCAAGTTGATATTTTGAATTTATCATTACCATATTGTAAGAAATACAATATCAAGATGAATAAATCTGATATTAGCCAGTATGTATCAGGCAAAGTTGAACCTAGCCAAGAAAAGCTAGTTGTCTTAGGAATGGCTTTGAACGTGTCAGAAGCGTGGCTAATGGGATTTGATGTTTCGCCAATCCGTAAAGATAATTCAAAAGAAGCTGAAAAAGATGTTGATTTACTTTGGAAGTTTTCTATGTTAGAACAAAGAGATAAAGAAACGATATTAGATATGATAGATGTTATGTTATCTCGAAAAGAAAAGAAGTAGGGTTTTACCCCCACCTCTTCAAAAAGTTTTCTATGAATGAATACAGGTACTCTAATGTACCTGTATTTTCTATTTTTTCTATTAATCCGATAATCTTTTGCTTATATTCCTCATTCTCCATATATCCCCCTTATTGCACGATATAACGCTGGTAGCGATGGTGTTATTATAGAACATCTGTTCTTGCATGTCAACCTACCCCCAGTAGATTAACAATTTTCAGCGGTGACACTGCCAACGCCAATCAAACAGTGCCACCTAGCCGAAACTTGAAGATTCTGCCCGAACTCTCTCGGACAATTATTATTATAAATACTGATAATGTAAAAATCAACTTAAAGATATCGCAAGTTTCGACAACATTCGACAAATTATGCACATTGTGATATGATTAGTAAAATTAAATTTAAGGGGGATTTGTCTATGACAAAGAGAATTGTAAGCATTGTGCTTGTTATGTGCTTATTGAGCCTTGTAGCGTGTCAGAATAGTGTTTCTGATAGTAATGTTGAAAGTATCAGTGAAGTTCAGACAGAACAAGAAACATTATTATCAAGAGATAAGAGCGTATATCCTGATGATATAACTGTTGAAATGCTCAAGCGTACACCTAATAAGTATATTGATAAAGAATTCAAGTTGACAGGTAATATTGTAGCAGAATTAAAGTATGATGGGGAGGTCGAAGATAAAGACGGAAATACACATACTGGCGAAGAATCCAGCGAATATATTGCTTGCTATTATTTAGCTGTTGATGGCAATAATGATGATACTGTTGTTTTGACATATTATAGAGACGATTTTGATTATAATTTGCTTGTTGGTGATAATGTGACAATGTATGGAACACTTCTTGAGGGCGGTATGGAATTTAAGAAAACAAACGGAACAACAACAACCATTCCTGCTGTTATGGCTGTTATGATAGATTTGAATAATTAAAATATTACCGGGAGTATTGCACTCCCGGTATCTTTATTAAGGTTAGGCTAATTCACAATCGGCTACATTGACCGCTGCGAATAATTCTCCGTCATGCACAAGTACAACCCTGTCTCCATTTTTTTCTGATACTGTATACTCGTCATACCAAGCCTTAATAGGCGTGCCGTCATAATCAGTATCGCCGACAAATCTCACTGTGCTACCCTCTTCAATGTCTTCACTAAATGGGATATCAGTAGGTGTATCATCAGAACTTGCACCGCCGGCAAATTCAAGATTAGCAATATTTACTGCGGCTGTGATTGTTGTACCGATACCTATAACAATTCTGTCTCCGTCCTCTTCAATTACATCATATTCATCATAGTACACACTAAATCTGTTGCCGTCATAATCAATGTTATCAAGAACTCTGGCTTTCTTGCCGTCACCGTGGTTTACTGTATCTGTGTTGACATCATTGTCATTATCATAAATGCACTTAACAAGGCTGATGTTATCCTCGTCAATAGCAGCAGTAGTTACGCCATCAACCCCGATAACAACTCTTCTGCCACTAGCCGATAAGACACTGTACTCATCATAGTAAGTGCCGAATGACTCGCCATTATCGTACTGGATAGCGTTAATAACCTTAACTGTATCGCCTTTATGATACTTAGTATCTGGTACTGGCTCATAGTCTGGTACTGTGATTTCTTCAACGACATGGTCTGTGCAATAATCAGTGTAGCAATAGTTCTGGTCTACTGTCTGTCCGTTAATCTGTGTACCTCTAAGATAATTAATACTTCCGCCGAACTGCCACATATCATAATCAACGGCAATTCTAGGTTCTGCATCTGAATACTTTGCTACCCAAACGGCATAACCAGCTTCTTTTACTCTTGAAATGTCTACATAATTGTTAATGCAGTTCTCGTATGAGTATAAGCCGACATTCTTATATCCTGCATTTCTCATTTCATCAAGGAATGCCATAATAACGTCTGTAAGGTCGTTACCAGTAACCATGCCTGCTTCAACATCATAGAATACTGGGTAGCAGAATGATTTACCTGCTAAAAGCTGTGCAAAATATCGGGCTTCATTTACAGCTTCATCAGCACTTAATGCATTGCCAAAGAAATAGGCTCCCTTGTGGATTCCTGCACTTTCCAACTTGTTATAACTGTTCTCAAACTCTCTATCTTCGTATAAGCCATCATCAGCACCGCCTGCCTTGATAATGGCAAAGTCTACACCCTCATTATCCTTTGCACTTTTAAAATCAAAGTCTCCCTGCCACCTTGATGTGTCAATTCCGAATAATTTACTCATGAATTTACCTCCTAAATTTAGAAAAATGTGTATCAAAAAAGCACCTTAGTGGAAACACTGGGGTGCTTGATTGTAAATATTATATTGTTAATGTTATGCGGCACTGCCAACCTTACTAATTGCTCATTCCGCGACTAAACTGCAATAATATTAAATGCACCGGTGCAATTACTAAGGCAGTATCTGAAACCTAACTAAATATAAGTGAGCCTGTAATATAATCACCCTTTTGGAATTCGCTTGTAGCCCATGCTCCTTTATTACCATCTTTTGTATAATATCGAGCAAAAGCATAATGCTGGCTTGCAGAGCTATATAACAATGTTGTTCCATAGCCTATCAACTTTGCTCGAACTACACCTGTGGCATCATAAGGAGTATAATTACTTTCCAATACTTTTCTAAAGCTAATACCCATATTTTCAAGAACTGTTTCTATGTCATAATATCCTGTAAAATTATTCTGTGTAGATTCTTGTGTTTCAATTTTGGAGGCATAGTATAAAATCCCTGTTTTGGTAGATTTATTATAATAGCAATAATTATAGCCATAACCTTCAAGAGTACCATTTATACTTGCAATATTTTTGCAAAAAGAGTTTTTAACGTCAATATTACTGTTTAGTTGCGTAACTTCATCACGAAGATTACTAATCATATCATTGTTATTCTTAATGCCTGCGTCCATTGCATTTAAGTTTGCCGCACTAAGCGGAGTACTTTTACTTGGCGATTGTTGCCAGTTTACACGGCTATACGAAAGAAATCCAGTTAAGCTCATAGTTTACCTCCTGAAAAATAAGAGTGCAGGCTTAAACCCACACTCTCTGATGATTTATTCTGTTATTGTTCCTGTTATATCTGTCGTATCTGAACCGATTGTCTGCTGTTCATTCTTTAGCAGCTTATTGACTTCAAGCTTGAAATTCTCATAGTCATTATCACATTGTGTCTGATTTGCAAGGTATAGTTCCTTGTTAGTGATTGTCTGACTAATTGTCAGTGAACCAGTTTCTGGTACAGCCGCATACATTGTCATGGCTGATTGACCATTAATCACTGATGTTCCGCTTAAGTTTGTTGTCTTTGTTATACTTAACATATTGTTTTCCTTTTTTTCTAACTACTCCATGTATTTGAACTCCAGTCCCATGAAGCTACTACTGTGTCATCTACATATATTCTTAATACACTTCCATCCCAATCAAATGTAACAGGGTTGTTTGTATACATTGCCGGATAGCATCGTCTTGCTAATGACGGATGATATATAGATATATTGTTACAATCTGTGTCAAATCTTACCGTAGCTTCTGAATCTACATATAGAACCCCCTTTCTGATATCTACGCCAAAATCTGTAATAGCATTTATTACCACATTATCATCTCCAATAATGCTAACACCGTGTGCATCAATGTTGTTATGTGTTTTAGCATTTGGATTGTACATTTCTATACTATATGGTGATTCCTTCAAATAAGCATCTCCATAAGATAATTTAATCACACTATATGTTGATGTATCAGTCTCTATATCAATAGAACCTCCTGTTATTATCGCATTGCTCGATATCAGGTTATCACATCTTATAGTTCCATCTGCTGAAATAGTAGTATTAGTAGATGTAAGCGTGAACAGATTACCATTGATATTAACAGACTTATTACCGCTAATATTAATTGTTCCACTTGCATTTAGCGTAATATCGTCTGCAATCGCTTCAATCGCAGATTTAAGTTCTCCTGTCGTTGGGTCTTTCTTAATGTATGCTTCAAGGCTTGCTGATGTAGCATAACTTTCAAGGCTCTTCTTAGTTGCATAAGTACCAGACACTTCTAACTTAATGCTGTTACTTTCTGCTGTTATAGCCTGAGTAATAGCATTGTTCATTTGTGTTGTTGTGCTGTAATTGTTCTGAACATTAGTTGTAAGAGAAGATAGACTTGTACTTATATTGCTCACATCAATTCTTAATGAAGCGTTCTGATTAAGAAGATATGTTGTTTCTGTCGCACTGATTTCGACCCAATCATGCGTTCCGTCAGACTTTCTTATAAATCGCCATGCTCTTTGTTGGTCTTTCCAATATGCAATAGTTCCAACATACTTCTCATACTCATCCTCTGTATACTCCCATGTGCTATCACTAGGGTATCTATCATCGCTTGGATATATCTGTATGCTCCATTCATTAGCAGGGTAGTTATCCTTAGTAGGTGCATGTGTAATCTCATATATCTTATGATTGCCATTAAGCTGATTGTCAATGTACTGGTACTGATTTGTAGCATCAACTGTCAATCCATTTAAGTTCTGTTCAACAGTTGTCAGCTTATTAGATATGCTTGTAACTTCATCTTGATTAGCTTTTTTCTCAACTACGGTTGTAAGTTTTGATATGCTTGATGTGTTACTGTCTGTTGTCTGTTTAATGCTATTAACAGTATTACTCAATGCGGTAACTGTACTACTATCAGCCTTTTTGCTAAGGGTTTCGGACATTTTGGTTATAGTAGAACTATTTTCATCAACAGTCTGTTTAACCTCATTAAATGTCGTAGTATTAACCTTGTTACCCATATCAGTTTCAAGGTTGGTTGTTCGAGTCTTAAGGCTTGATAATTCACTATCTGTATCAGTTTTCCATGAACTAATTTCAACATTGAACTTCTTAATTCCAGTAATCTCACCATTAATGTTGATAATATCCTGTAATGCCTTAGTAACATCACTATCCTTAATTAATACCCATTCATATATGGGGGCTTGTTCTGTGCCGGTGTTGGCAAATCTGTATGAATATCCATCTGCACTTGAGGCAGGATTAACCACATAACAGATATCGCCTATATGCTTCTTTCTTGTGGCATTATCAGTCCAATTAACAGCCGGCTCATTATTAAGAGTAGGTATTTCTGTCTTAGTGAATGTCTCGATATTTCCGTCAATCTGACCTTGTAACTCTTCTTGTACACTGTCTAAATATTCTTTTGTCGGTACTTCTTCGGCTAACTTATCCAGAGATAAAGAACCTGTTCCGATACGCTTGCCATTGATTGTACCTACTGTAATGTTATCAGCATTAAGATTAGTAACTGTAATCTTGCTTGCATCAATAATACCAGCTGTCAGCTTGTTTGCAGAAAGACTTTGCACCTTTTCATTGGTTACTGCACCATCTTTAATAAGTGAAGTAGTAACAACTTGTCCTTTGACATTAGCGAAATCAATTTGTGCATACTTTAAATCCGCTATATCCGCCGTTAATGAATTAGCTTTAAGTTTGATTATCTCTGCATTAGCCGCCTTAAGGCTTTCCACATTAGCATTAATGATATCTGCATATGTTGCATCTAATTTATTTGTTTTAAGGTTATCAATATTAGCATTAACAGCCTTTAAGGTTTCAATGCTTGCGTATCTGATATCAGCTTCATCAACAGATAGTTTATTAATAAGCGCTTTATTTACAAGTATCAAGTCGGCATAGTACCGTTCCATCTGCTTAGTAATGGGACCAGAAGCAACGCTTGTATTCTCTGTGTCAGATTGACCTATAGATGTAACGGTATCCATTAAGCCGCCGTCACATTCGTGCGTAATCTGCATTATAGGCACTTTGTAATCAACGCCACCTTTGTTGACAGTTATAATGTCACCAACTTCTAGTCGATAATCACCGACAAACTTAACTGTAAGCGGTCTAAATGTAAAGCCACCTATCTTTTTATAGACTTCATCAAGAATTGCCTGTGTCATAAACGGATTGGCAAAACTAAGTCCTGTTGCTCCGTCACCAGAAGTAATCTCGCTTTGTTCTGTGGAACCACTCTTGGTATTATTACATGTCAGTTTTTGTATGATAAAATCTTTACTCGTTGTAAATGTAACGCCCTGCTGATAATACTTATGTCCGTCAAGTACATAACCGCTATCCTTATACCACCTTAATTCAAGGTTTCCGTCAGAATTAATTACCGCATTACAGCCTTGTAGCATAGCCATATAACCGATAATTTCTCTATAGGTATATCCTTGTGGTTTGTCGCTGATAGTATGTGCTGTGACTATATTTGCTGCCAAAGATATACCTAGCTTACCACATATCTCATTAAGAATAGCTTTATCTGTACTAGGAAATGTCATGTCCGAGAAGTAAGGCATATCAGCCTTGTACATTCTGTCGTATGCTTCATAGCTTGTGTATTCTCCGTCGCTTGTCTGCTTAGTAACTGTAAATATTCCCAACTTAATATACTTAATTTCTGTGCCAACCTTAACGCCCTCGAATATAGTAATTTCCTTATTTTCAAGGCTTACTGTTGGCATATAAATAGAAAAGGTAACACTGCTTGCACAAGTGTTACCTATCGTAATTTCGTTATTGGGATTTATCATGTTTTGAAACTTGAAATTGTTAAGTGTATCGGTATGTTCTTCTCCATCAACAACATACTTAGAATAGTATCTTGCACTATTTCCCTTAACAATTTCCGTCATAGCTGTGTCTAATATCTTCATTCTACACCGCCTTTATTGATTAATTAATGGCTTATCATAAACTCGATTGAGTATAATTTAGCTGGTGTAATTTCTTCGCATTTATCGAATGCGTCCATAGGAAGCATTGTCATGTCAGGCACTTCAATCTCTTGCTCATTGATTTCCCGCATTTCTTCCTGTAACTTCTTTAAGTTCTCTGATGTAATTTGATACTGATTATCGTTGATAACTGGATTGCCGCTGTCGTCCTTGTCTGCATACTTAACCTTAGTATCTTCTATGGTCTGTAGCGTTGCCTTGTACAGTTCTTCTAATGCCTTAATATTGCACATAACAGCCATAGCAATTCTGCCTGTAGTTTTGTCGTGCGATATGTTACTTAAACTCTGAAATCTGTCTATTAACTCACTTGTTTTAAGTTTCATGTGGAACTCTCCTTTATTTTTGAATTAAACTTAATTTTGCTCCGACTATTAGTCCGTCCTCATTCTTCGCCCTTGTGAGATACGGATATGTCACATCTCCTGTGTATATTGTCATTTCTTTTTGCGTACCACCTAAGAATAAGACTTGTGCTGTTGGATAAGGGTTATCTATGTCACTTACCACATTATCAAGCAACAGTGCCTGCTCACCTGTTAGCGGCGGTAATTGCAGTTCAATCTTGTCTTTGAGTGCTACAATCGTGCCTACCATTTCGCCGTAGTCATTTCTTCCTGTGTTTTTAGACCATATCTTATTTCTGCTGTATGTGTAGCCGTTATATGCTACTGGGAATCTAACCCCCTCAATCACAACTGCGTCAATCAATCAAACCACCCCTTTCAAGGCATTAAAAAAGGAATGCACCATTTCTGATACATTTCTTAGTGTGGTTACAAATTTCTTGCAACCATTATATTTATTTCTGTTTGAGCCATTCTAATATTCTCAAGAAAATCTATGCAACTTCATTGAATAATTGCAGTATAAATTCTCTTCCAAGCTGTGTTATTCTCCTGTGATAAATAACCTTACCATTGTCGAGGATTTCTTGCTTAATTTCTTCATATCCCATACTGCTGTATGGTGAGTAAAGAACCCAAGTTCCATTGACACTGTATTGAATTTTTTTATCAGCAAGTAACTTGTTAAGTTGAATGGCAGATTTCAGATTCAGTTCCTTAGCAATCTCTGTCATTGTATATGTCTTATTGACATGTGTTAAGATAGCATTCTTTCTTTCTGCTTCAACTCTTGCTTGTCTTTCCTGTTTTAACTTTGTTAATAATTCTATTCCAAAGTCTGGATTATTCAGTATTTCATCAATAACATTATCAGTAGCATATATTCCATTCTTGCGAATTGACGGAATAATCTCATCAGCCACTAATGCTTGAAATTTCTCTGCTGTTTCATTTTTGGCTTTCATTGCTAGTCTGTAGAAGATGTTTTCTGGGATAAAATCGTCTTTCCCCAGCTTGTTGGGGAAACCAATATCCTCTAAATATCTGTTGATTGTTTCCCAACGAATAGATATATATTCCACTCCGTTTTTCTTTTGGGTTTGAGTAAACCCAAGTCCTCTAGCAACATTTTCCAATCTTAAGTACGCAACGCCATTCTGCTCATAGCAGTCTACGCCGCAAATATTCTTAGTGTTCATAGGTACTTTAATCTCATTGTGAGAACTATCTTTTGTAGTTGGATAATTATAACTCATTATTTTACCTCCTACAAAAATTTATCATTTGCTCTAAACAGAATCTATTGCGTAGTGGGAGTATATGCCCACAATGCCTCACGCAATAATATTATGCCACTTCCTTTGTAGCCTTGTCCTGTTCCTTTAAATTAAAATTATTAACATTGTCCTGAATGGTTTCTATCTGCTGCAAAACTCCCATAAGAACATATGAAACTCTTTCGTTTTTCATATTTGCTAAAACTTCTGTTACTGTTGCGTGTGCAATTTCTGACGCTATGTCAATATTTGTTACGATTTCTACATTACTCATTTGTTTTTCCTCCGAAAATAATCTTGAATTTTCCGAAAGAAACTGATATGATAGATTTATCAATTCCTTTCGGATTGGTGTTTTTAAAGTGTTGCGTTCGTTGGTAGCGGTGCAACACTTTATTTTTTTTGCCCTTTTACTTTTTCAATGCCTTTTTTAATCAAATCAAGTATTGTATATCCGCTTTTATCAGAAAAATTCATTATTTCTTCCTTTTCCTCTTTGGTGACACGAATATATATTCTTTCATTTTTAGGATTGTCGAGTTTAGGTCTACCTTTTTTATTGGACATATACTCACCTCTTTTCTGTCCGCACATTTAATATAAACCGTACGCACAAAAAAGTCAAGCACTTTTTCAATAAAAAATGGAATGCACCAAAAAGATACGCTCCATTAAGAGATTATTTTTCTATAAAACGCGGTATAAAGCTAATACTATTATAACTGCCAGCTCCATTGTTTTCGCAATTAACAATCAAGCCATATGTAGTTATTTTATCGCCAGTTTTATAGTTCCCGCTTTTTAAATTGAAATCTTTTGAAAAATATATGTATATTTTTTCTTTGCCGTATTCGCTTTTATTCTTAACAACGCCTGTAAAAAATCCTGCCTGCAAGTTATAAGCATTAACAACTTTACTTATACTCTCATCTTCCATATCCTTTGAGGATAACGTATAGCGATTAGTAAGCATTATATCTATTTTTACATATTTGTCAGTCAAATCCTCATCCGTAAAC